CGAATTAGAAGTCATGGCTGATGTATCAAAACATAACACTCATCAAATCGTTTTATGCCATCCGGATATGGACGGGCAGTTGACGTTTGATGTAGATAACCTTGAACAGGCTGAAGATGCATTAGACGAATACGAGATGGATTGTATTAGTGATGAAGAACCTGAGATTGAGCCAGAACCAGAGCCGGTTAGAGAAGATCCGCCTAAGCTTGTCCAGAATACATATCAGAACTTTTACAAGCCATTCCCTGTACCAGAAGAAAACAAGCCAAAGCCTGTATTGAAGTTCGAACCTGACGGGCCTATTACTCAGAGTAAGCCTCAAGAGGTAGACGTCAGAGTCACGGTCGAGCCTAAGAAGAACATCTCTATTGAAGATCATCCAGTCGTATCCATCATGAATGATGTAGCTGAGTTGACAGATATCTGGCACAAGCTAGTGCCGAAGTTCAAAGCGATGAGAAAAAAGACAGGTAAGTAACAAAGAAAAAGCCACGTTTCTAGCGTGGCTTTTTTTAGCTTATCAAAGCTGTTATAGACTTCCTGCTGCTGTTTGAATCCACGCTGAACCTGTATACATGAAATCAGCCCAAGTCCCTGCTGAGGAAAGGCTTTTAATGTTGGCACCGCCAGGCTGTTTGATACTGATAGAAAATGAGCCAGTAGACGTTGAAGCCCTCGTAACCCTAACAGTACAAACATTGCTATCTGTGATGTTCGGCATAGTGACCGTACGAGTTGCCGTTATAGCAGTAGTGTAATAGACCAAAGTGTTAGGCGCTTCTACTACTACGACATTGACATCGCCAGGAGAAACTACTACTGTAGCCAAGTTAGAAACGGAATCATTTACAGTATCAATAGCCTCTTGGAGCAAAGTATCATTAGACGCTAAGTCTTGGAGGGGACGATTATCTGCCGTGTAGTGGTACACATCGTCCTGGGTGTAGAATCTAACAGTGTTAAAGGTTACTAAGCTCATAATTCTTCTAAAGTTGTGTTTTTATTTTACAGCACTGGCTTGATCGTGAAGCAAACTGGGATTCTAGGTAGAGGGCCCCAATTGCCATCTCTGTAAGTGCCAGTATCAGCATTGTACAGATTAAACGCTTTCCAGCCTAGCTTAACTTGAAGATGCTTACCGCCGTATTCATAGTTGAATTGACCGTTAGGGCCTTTAGCGAAAAAACGCGTAGTCCCGTCTTGAGTCTTTACAAACGTTGCAGTCCACTGAGTCTTATCCCAGGCTACGCCAAGAGGCTCGTAATCAAACGTGTAGCCAGGATTACGACGTAGCCATTTCGTAGCTACTTCCTCATCAGTACCCGTAAATCCATACTGAGGCTGACGACCTTCAAATAACGTTGCATCAAAGGTTTGAAACCATGAGAGCCATTTAGGAAGATTGCCTTCAGCATCTACGAACTTAGCGATAAGCGGTGCAAAGATCATCGTAACAACTACAAACAGAAGCGATGCAATTGCGTAGAACGGGTACAGAATGAGAAACATGTTTGTCCTTTAGACGAAGAGTGTTGGATCGATGGCGTTCGAAAGCTGAATAAGGCTATATCCGTATGGAGTTTCGTGTGTACCGTCGCCAGTAACAGGGCTATAGATACCTGTTGATCCAGTAGGGGCTTTCCACAACCCACTATCACGAGCTGATTCTACAGCATCTGCTACTTCAAAGTAAGCCCAGAGTGGACTTGGTTTAGTACGAATCCAGTTATTTAGAATAACACGTTGTGGATTAGTACCTGCTGTAGTCTGGTTAGCTAGGGTAAGCCAAGTATCTGTACTGGCAGTTACAGGAGGAATCGTTGACTGAGAAATCTTCTTAGTCGGAAACAATGCGTACCCAGCCTGAAGCGCTGCTTGAATAACTGCGGCTGTACGGCCTGCTGTAAGATCGTTAACACCATATTCGAAATGAACGTGGGTGTGGTATTGAGCCAAATTACTACGGAATGTAGGAAATGCATTGAACTGTTGAATCGTATCTGTTTCACAGCCACAGTTAGTATACGGCAATAAGTGGCCAATAGAGCGGAACACTTCCCCCATACCGAAATAGCCAAAGTCTGCAGCTGTAGTCAGAGTACTTTGAGCATCTGAACGACCAGACATACGGCTATCCCCATATCCGATTACGCTAGGCACTGAAGACTTACCAAGGACGGCCAGAGGATACATAGTCCATGCACCGCCCGCTGTGCCACCACTTGCAGTCATACCAGTTAGGAATGAACGAGGATCAACAGTAAGTGCAGCTAATTGCGCAGCGCTGTATTGAGTTGCAACATCAAAGGTAGAAATAGTAACAGCGTTTGCTGAAACAGGAATACTCACTGCTGATGGAAATGTCTGCCAACGGTGAACCCAGAATGTAGCACCCTTTGGAATAGCTAGTTTAATAGCGTCGGTTGTTACATTAGATCCAGCAGCACATGTTGTTGATTGATTTCCGCCAAATGTTGCTAGTTTGTATACGCCTTGAGGGTACTCAATAGAGATCATCTCAGTTGATGTAGCCGGGCCAGAAAACTCACCAGTGTTATTAGCGTACCAGTTACCAACTACGATTTGAACGCCATCGGCTGCAAGAATATGGTCGCCCATATTAGTATGCTGTGATTTTGACTTCATAGCTTGAACAGAAGCTACGGTTTGATAGTTCTGACGGCAACGAGTTGCAATGTTACGAACTGTTTGCCCCGGAGGTGTAGTAGAGCCACCACCTGAAGAACTACCAACTCCAGCAAGCTTAAGAAGCTTTTTAAATTCGCCTAGACCTAGACTCATTGCTTCACCCAAGCGCTTTCGCCAGTCAAGTTACTGCCGGTATAAGTATAGGTCTTGACCCAAGTGTTGACACCGTCTGTAATGGTGTCTGTGATAAGATTGTTTGAGCCGTCGTAGCCGTATGTATGAGCTAGAGAAGACGGACTGATTAGTTGAGAACCAGTTGAGTCAAATACTAACTCAATGGTTGCGTCGGTAGAAGCTGATGTAAAAGCCATGATGAGGTATCCTGGAAAGATACCTCTATTTTACTCGGAACTAACTATGCCCGAGCCAGTAGTTGCAGTGTAAATTCCAGCGGCATCACCAATAATATGTCCTTGGTCTCCGACACGGTGGAAAGCATTGCCGTTAATGTCTTGACTAAGCCCAGAGCCAGTCGTAGCAATTGTTTGGTGTCCGCACGTAGCGTTGCCAATAGCGCCGATTGTGCAAACGACTAATCCATCAGCAGTAACAGTAGTGCCTGGATTACTAATGAAAGTAGTAGTGTAGGGAGTAGGAGAAGCATGGAGGTGACAGATTCCTTGGCCTTGATCTCCAATACGGCAGACTGGCTTTTGGGCCATTACGCCACCGTATCAGAAAGAATTGTTACAAATCCGTTCATGAAAGGAGTACGTTTGCCCTGAGGAGAAGTCAAAACAAGGTTATATACAGCGCGGTTCCAAAGAACGTTAGTCGTCTGTTCAGCAGTGAACGTAACTGTGACTAGGCCAGTATCTCCACCAAGAGTAATACCGCCAAGCGTAGTTGAAAGCTCAAGTACGAACGCACCATTAGCATAGCCATCATAAGTGCCATTCATGTTTTCCTTAAGCTTCATATCTGCTGTGTAGTCAGTCAGATCGATGGGTAAGCCTGTTGAGAGATCAACATATAAAAAGGACTGAGTAAAATCAGTCCCTTCAGTTATTTCAAAGTGAGTAACGTTTCTTGTCATGGTTTAGTGCAAGCATTAAGCGCTGCTTCTAGTTTAGCCGTATATGCGATCAAGTAGTCGTTCTCAGCAGCGAGTAGGGCCAAGTTGGTATAAAGCAAGTCGCCTTTTTTAGCCTGTGTAAACACATATTTAGGCTTAGTGATATTTTGCTTCTCACACTTAATGGTCACAGGAACTTTCACTTCTTTGGTAACGTACTGGACTTCGGGTTGAGCAGCGCCAAACACGGTACAGCCAGACAAGAGCATGGCTGCGATGAGGATTAACTTTTTCATGATGACTCTTACGGTTGATTAGCTTGACGATTATCGATTAATTGATCCATCAATGCTTTACTATTGGCATAATCGTCTGTACCAGTAGGCTTTTGAGCAAGAATCGTTTTGGCGTGGCTTGTGAATGTCTTAGCCTTGACAGTAGCTTCGCTTACTGCAACGGCAGCGGATGCAGTGGCAGTAGCTTCAGCTTGTGCTAGAGCGTCTGTGTTGGCGCTACAATCACTGGCTGCAGATTCGAATTGAGCAGCAGTAGCCTGTGAGGAACCAATCTTCTGATTTAGAGAAGCAATGGTTGTGTTGAGCGTCTTGATGTGGAAATACTCTACGGTGCAGAATAGTGCCAAGACTAGTACTAGTACGCCGATGGTGATACCAAGCCAGTGCGAAAAGAAAGCCTTAATAAGTGCAAATGATGTAAACATATGTTTGTCCCTTGATTAAGAGAAGTCTATTCCACACTGGCCCGGCTGTCAATTACTTCTTAGTGATATCGGTGTCGGTAAGTGCCTTGGCAGCAACACCAGCACCGATAGCTGCAAAGCCTCCACAAAGGGTAGTGAAAGCAAGTGCCATGTTTTGGCCATCGAAATGACCCTGGAAAATACTTGCAGCGTAGCCAGCAATGAACATTACTACTGTGGGAACGCTGAGGCCCATTGATAGAATACGGACTGGACAGAAGCTTACGCCGTCGTTTTCTGTGATTAGATCTTTAAGAAATTGTTTGATTGAGAACATGGTTTAGTTAACTCCTAGGACTTTCTTGGCACGGGCCCAGTAGGCTTGTCTGTCGGCCAGACCATTAGTGCCGCCATTAATTCGCTTGGTTACTTTTAAAAAGGCGTCATCAGTATTAGGCTGAGCCAAGTCTGAAAGATTTTTATCCTTCCAGAATTGTCCTGCTGATAGTGCGGCCCATTCAGGCAAAGCTAAGTCAGTGGGGTGAGACAGAAAATCGTGGTCAAGAGCCATTGTCATTGCAGCGTAATTAGATCTGCCTGTAACCTGGATTAGACCTCGACCCTTATACAGCACACCGTCACCCTTCTGAGTATTTCCTAGATCCTTACGCCCTTCATAGGCTTGTCCTGAAGCGAGTTCTGTCGTATAGATACATCCACAGCTCTCATGCATGACTTGAGCGATGAACATAGCAACGATTGGCATTTCAGTAATGCCGTATTTAATCAACGTTTCATTGATTGGATCTGTGAACGTGTCCAGACGAGTTTGATTCATCGTCGGAGCGATTGTTTTGAGTTGTGCTTGTGTAAGTATCATAAAAAAATCACCGCTAGTTGCCTATACGGTGATTTTAGATGAAACGTCAATAGGAGAAATGTTACAAAGTGTTATACACCAATTGCAAGCCAGGAGCACCCTGTCGTACCGGCACCTGCAGAAGGTACCGTTAATTTAAATTGGGAAGTGCTGATAGCCTGGATACCTATACCAACGCTATTCGTTGTAAGTGAAAGGTTAAAACCCAAGCTTGCATAAGTAGCCAAACAGCTATTTGGAAACGTCATCGCAAAATTGCTAGTTGTAGTTGTCTGGGCGGTATAGTTTCCATTTCCCCATTGTAAAATAACTCCACTTGGTAATTTTTGAAAGCCAGCTGTTGACAAAAGTGAGGTACTAAACATAGCATTTTGACTCAAAATACGAGGAGTATTTCCAATTACAACCCATGAAGTTGGACCTACAACGATAGCAGTTAAATACTCGTCCACGCCCATCAAGATACTTGTATTAGGATTATTAGCTCCTACTAAGGTATCGCCAGCAAACGTTGCTACAGTCAATGCAGTAGCACCACCTGCAGCAGAAATAGTGATCTGAGAGCCAATTACCATTGTACTAACTTGTGGCAAAGTAATTGTTAATGTAGTTCCAGCGCATGTAATGAAAAAACCGGCATGGGCCGCAGTAAGCGCTGTATTTACCCCTAAGCTCAAATACCCTGAAAAATTTCCAAGTGCTCGTTGCACAAAACCCGTTGTTGACAAATTTGTACCATTGTCAAACTGCGGAGGAGTAGTTGTTGTGACGTAAGTTGACCCTGCAGTAAGCAGATCAGTCAAATTACCTAAATTTCTTGTACGTGCCATTTTTATTTATTCCTTAATTACCAATTGCAACAACGAAGTAAGCAGTAGCGGTACTTCCAGTAGTAGGGTTACCTACGGTACAGTTGGTAGTTGACTTATTAAAAACTTCAGGAGATGCATAATTTCCAGCCGCGCCAAACGCAGTAGCAGTTACTCCGATACATTGCGTTGGAAAAGAAATAGGAAAGGTTACTATTGTGGTAGTATTAAACGCTACTGCTGCGCTATAACCCCACTGCATTATCAATCCACTAGGAAGTTTTTGGAAACCGTTGTTTGAAAAATTTGGCAGAAACGAACCAGATAAACCAATCTGAACTGATCCACCTACAACGTACCATTGCCCAGTACCCATGTACACCAAAGTTGCTGAATCTCCAGCGTTTAAAACGATAGAGTTAACGTTATTTGAAAAGTTCGTAGAAATAACGTCTGAGCCCTGCCGTTGAATAGTGTTAGTACCTCCGCCACTAACAAATTCTACTCTAGTACCAATAACTGCTGTAGAAGTTAAGGGCAGAGTTACGGTTATGTTATTGCCTTGAATGTTGCAAATCGCTCCAGCAACTTGGGCTGCAGTTAGAGTAGCGTTAGAAGAAACTCCAAAATTTGCGGAGTATTGTAATCCAAACTGTCTAACCCAAGCTGTACTTGCATTACGAATAGTACTATCAAATTGAGGTGCAGTCGTAGTTCTAGAAGCGCTCTCCAATGCTACAATCCATGACGTAACCATGTTTTGAACAAGAATACGTTCACCGGGAAGAATAGAAAATGAAGTAAAGCTTGAACCAAGCAGAAGTGCAGTGTCTGAACCAGCGCAGTTTACTGTGCAAAGAGCAGAGCTACTATTGAAAATGCTGTATGACTTGGATGGGAAATTCACACCATCAAGTGAAGGAAGCGTGATTGTATAACCGCCAGCACCAGTAATCATGAACTGTTTGTCATACGTAGCTGCACCAACGCCAAGGGTAGTGTTCCCGACGATTGTGACTACTGCTTGCTGATTAGGAGGAGATACTGGGTAAAGAGGTAGACCAAAATAGCTCATAGTTTATAGTTTCTAAAAACTACGAGCAATCATTGTGTACTCGTAGTTGAATGTTCTTTCTCAATGAATTTTAATACTTTCTCTTGAGTTAGACTTGTGCCTGAGCCAACTATATTGAATAGATAGTAAGCTGTTCCCCAAAGCATGAATACTAAAACTGATAGATGGAGAAGTAACTCGCTCGGCTGAACCACTTTGTAGCCCAGAATACCTAAACAGTAAGCATTGCTGAAAGCTGAGATGGAGAGAAGTATTAGAATGTATCGAAGAGACGTGAACCACTTGTTCTTGATATTCTTGTTCTTAATTACAAACGCAAAAAAGAAACCACAGAAACCCATCCCTATTGAAATAAGGAAATTAAGAACAAGCGGTATATTTACATCAGCAAGCAGGTTTAAAAAAGTCGAGATCATTTGTTTTCCTCAAATGGCCCACCTTGAGAAGGAAGAGACCGGCGATCTTCAATGACTATAGTCTCACGGATAACTTGCTTTTCATCGTCGCGTGAATCACCGCCGATTACTCTGTTTACGATTTGATCTACTGCGTCTTCGCCTCGTTTGTCGATCCATCTTAGAACTGCTCTGATTACATAAACACCAACAGCGCCCAAAGCCCAAGAGAGAGCAACTACACCCTCTGTTGAATGAACGTTAGCGTTATCTGCAATCCAAGGACCCATGAAAATAGCAAAGGATGAACCTACTATCGCCATGAATAAAGCGTTCTTGAAACTAGTCTTGTTTTGATCACTTAATGCAAGAATAGGAACGACAGAGCCAGATACCCCCGCAAGGATGGACCATGCTTTAGCAATAGTAAAGATTGCCCCGGCAGATGTAGTGACTGGCTCAGCCATAGAATATTCCCCTATTAATTTAGTATTATGTCGAAGCTTCTACTTCGAATTTCTTTGCATTTTGTAACTGGTCTGTAACAGCGCCTGGCCAAGGAATAGATGGTAACCCTACTGGGTTCCAACCACATAGTTTATATATGGTCGCTGATAGTGCGCTGCAGACTAGGTCGGCTCCATCAGATTGTGGGAGAGGGATGCCGAACACTTTGTAACCAAAGATACGAGCTAAATCAATAAAACCATAAGGGATTCTTGAACCAAGCTCGGACCAAATTACAGCCTCGCACTTGTCACGGTCAACTGGACACTCAAAAACATCAAAGTCGTATTCCGCTTCTTGTGAAAGGGGAACGACGTTGCAGCCTCCAGCGTTTGTCTGAGCTAACAGCAAACGACCACCTGCCCAAATTGCAATGCCCGTATGTGTGTACGGGCTATTCGTTACAATTCGGGTCGCAATGGGCAAGAACTGGAATTTCTTATTTCTTACAGCGATAAGATCGCCAGTCTTGATAGAATTGCGTACATCATCGTACTTCATTTAAAACTCCGGTTATTCGACCGAACCTGAACCTGCTTGTGTTTCAATTTGTGCAAATGCAGCTTGGGCCGAGCTTACAGCTGAGTTGACAGCATCTACCGTAGTTGCTGCGCTCACTGCAACCTTAGCTGTACGACGTGCGGTCTCAATTGATGCTGCAAGAGTGCACCACAGATCATACTGAGCAAGAATCGTGTCACATGAAACTTTAGCAGTATCACCAGTAGCATCTGCTTCAGCTTGTACTAGGCCTGGAACTGTACCGGTGTAGTTAGCAGCCTTGAATGCTGCAGCTTGGTTTTGCTTGAGCAGATACGTAGCTACTTGACCTGAGTTAGCCGTGATGAACTTTCCACGAAGCACTTCTGCAGCGTCGTCAAGAGCTGCTAGTGAGCGTGCTTGAACATCAGCAAGTGGAGGTGCAGGAGGATCTGTAAGAATAGGGTTGCCATTAGCATCAGCCGTAATTAGCTTGCCTGCAGATTGACCTGTAAGCAGCGCTTGATGTTGTACTTCAGTAATCGCTACTGCGTCTGAAGGAATTTGTGCAGCCGTGTGGATTGAATCATCGTAGAATCCACCAGTTGACTTTGAATAAAAAAGTGCCATTTGTTTGCCTTGTTAATTACTATGTGATTTTAATTCTTAATAACCGATTGCCATCCAAGAATACTGTCCAGTTAGCGTGGAGTTATTTCTTAGTGTAAATGTAGCGTTGTTAATTGCTTGCCAACCTCCACTAAACGGAACTGTACCGTTTGCAGAAGACTGAGATGTAATCATTACTTGTAGAATGTTTGCAGGCATGGCTACAGGAAGGGTTACAGTTATACTTGTTCCTGTTGTTATGGAAGTTGTTGTACCCCACTGCATTATCATTCCACTTGGAAGTCTTTGAAGGCCATTGGTGAGTAGAGAAGATGAACCGCCACCACCTACAAGATTCCAACTACCTCCATCTGAAATACATTCTACTGATACTCCCGATTGTAGCACAAAATTATTTTGTCCTCCGGATGGCCCCCAAGGTTGAGAGAAAAATGACGTAGACGTCAGAGTAATTGGAAATAATGATGGGTTAGTAATCAGATACGATTGACCGGTACCAGCAGTAAAAGCACTAACGTCAGGAAGTGTCAATGTGATTGGCCCAGTAGCTCCAAATGTAGAAATTAAACTTCCAACCTGTGAAGTAGTTAAAGTTCTTGTTGTATTAGCGTTAACTGATGTACTTCTATTTCCCAAAGCTCTTTGAACAAACAAAGTACTCGGAACCTGATTATTGTTAGCAAACTGAGCAGGGGTAGCTATCGTAGTAGCTCCCTCAAGAAGTACCAGTTTATCCAGAGTCTGATTGTAGCGAAGCGTAATCTCTGAACCAGCTACCCAGTCGTTAGTGAACAGAGCCGCTGCAGCATTGTTAGAAACAATAGTCTTAGCAGTAATACCATTAATAGCAATAGTAGGCGTAGCAGAAGAGTTAGCTGCAACTGCACGAACCTTGATTTCCATGCCATCCAGATACGCTGCAAAAGTAGGAACTGTAGTTACGACTTGAGCGTTACCTGTACCGGTTGCGATACCATAGAAGTTACCAGCAAGGTTATCTACTTGCTGCTTCGTGTAAATGTTTGATACTTGTACTTGTGAACGTGAGATAACTTCAACGATATCACCAGTAGCGAATGCGCCACTAGCAAGTACAATGTTTGCTCCATCAGTGCCGGTAAACTCAGAAAAAGGGTCGAGTTTAGCCCCGTTGTAGAAAACGTCAACGTTGCCTGGAGAATACGGGGCTGAAAATGTAGTTTGACCAACAGTTGCAGTAAGCCGAGTGCGAAGCTCTTGCTCTCTGTAGTCTGCCGGTGGTACACCGAAATATTCTAAATCGACTGCCATTGTTTACCTTATGAAAGTTCTAGTACGCTAAGACTTACACCAATCATTGCTGCTGTATCAGCAGTAGCATATAGTGACTCGCCAGCGTTCATTACAATTTTAGGTGACTTGGAAGCACTACCGTACGGAATAGGAACACTATTTAGTTCATAGTTGAACGTAACGCCATCATATTTGAACAGTGTCAAATAGTGCATTAGCTTATTGGTTGCATCCAGATTGGGAAATGTACCGCTGAATACAATAGCTGTAGTGCCAGCTGGAACTGGTCCGTAAATAAGCGTGTTTGAAGTGCCTAGTGTAAGACCGTTTGTAGAGTGTTTAAAATTCTGTGCCATTTAATTAAGAACCAAGAAGGATTGCATAGATAAGACCATTATTTGCAGCTATATTCAGTGCGTTCAAATTAGAAACTTCACTTTGATAGACTTGGTAGCTATCAGATGCAGCCGGTGCAAATGGGAGAGCCGTAGCCCAGTTTATAGTGTTGCCTGAAATCGAAGTAATAGCCCTGACCAAGCCTTTATTCTGACCAGTCATGAACTGAATAATGTACTTTCCTGCAAACGGTAGAGGTATAATAGTTGCGGCGTTCGTAACTGAAATTGAAATAGTAGTTCCAACGCCTGCTAGAGTACCTGAAGTAAGAACGGTAGGGTAATTCGTAAAACTCCATACACCGCTTGCACTTCCTGAATATGCTAGTATGTAGTTACCACCGTCATCAGTACTCTGAGTGACGTAGCTGTTCGAGTCAGAAGCTCCGGGAGCTGACAAGGAGTCAAGGTTAGTGATAGGTGCAACACGGTCTTGGAGACGTGCAAACGACTCGTAAGTACCGGCAGTTGCACGGTTTTCAATACGAGTACCGGCCTGGTATGTGCCTGCTACCCCTTCAAAACCACGAACGCAGTTAATAAAGCTATTTCCGCTTACGCCATTTACCTGAATAACTTCTTGAGTTGATCCGGTATCGATGGTTGCTAAGAAGTGTTGACCAGCAGTAGGCTGTGGAAACAGCGAAGCATTCGCTACTTGAATTGTTGTGTCGCCAGGCTGAACTGAAGACGCAAGAGTTGTTTTCGCATTATTTGCGTAAAGTCGCGTTGAAGTTGTCATGAAATTGTAATAACTTTAGTGGTGCTAGCTGCTAGCTTCATCGCTGCGCTTAGGTTTGTTACGCCTTGCGTAATCGCTGCAATAACAGAGGCTGAATCATCGTTGACGCTCAGTGTAATTTTAGCCTGATTGAACCTGACGAATGCATTTCCGAACTTAGGAATAGCAGTTCCAGTGAAAATCTGGAAACGTGTCATTTCTTCGACATTAGCTACGCCGTAGTAATCTCCAAGCGCATTTGTCCCAGTGTTTTTATACAGGAAAATATTTTGTGGCAAGAAACCGTTTGGAAGAATAAGAGCGGTGACAGTAATCTTGTCACCTTCTAGTTGAGTGGTTACTTGAAGCTGTGAAGTAGTCGTTGGCATAGCTTAAGACATCTGGATGGTCCACTCGAAGTGGATTGAGAACTCGCTAGTCTTCGGGATACCAGGAAATGTCTTGATATTAAACATCGTTGCACTGGCCTTATACAGACCTGCTTCTGTGATCAATTGACCGTTAGCCGTACCTTGGTCAACGTCAGCAATGAACGTAACCGAAGGCGCCGCATTGTTAATAGTAAACGATGTAGCAACGTCAAGGAGAGGCGTGAATAGCGAAGACATAGCTTGGCTGATAGGCTTAGGGAACAGGCCTTGTGGGTCGATACAGCCACCGGTGCCGATCTTCAGATTAATGATTGGATCAGACACCTGGTTGGCTACGTACAGGCTACTCAGAAGAACTTGCTTAGCCGTAAGTACGATAAGGTTTTTCTTTTCAAAAGCCAGTTCTTTACGGCCATCAGGATACCACTTCTCTACTCTTAAAACGCCTTCAAGCGGAATAAGATTGACCATCTTGAGAAAGCGTTTAACGAAGCGATTAATAAGTTCTTTCATGTTAACTAAGTTCTTGGGCATGGGTGATAACTGCACCACCTCTGGTAATTGTAACTGACGAGTTATATTTGTCCGAATAAGTGTTCGGAGTTATAGAGTTATTATAGCCGGATTCTTCATTAATCGCAGTGCCGTCAATGCTCGAATCACCAGTATAGTTAAGATCTGAGCCGCGCAAAGTATAATGCGGAGTTCCAATTGCTTGGTGTCCACGAGTCAACGGCATATCATAACTAATAACAGCTCTATCCATTTCTTCTACTGGGAAGTACTGAGGAGATTCAATAGAAGCATTCTCTGTGACCCAGTAAATTCCAACTGTATCTTCTAGAATACGAACGCCCATCAAATAGTCTGCTAATCCAATGTCTGCTGGAGTAGGCGCATACGTTGCTTGCATTCCAAGATCAGGAATCAATGCTCCCAGATAACCTACGTTAGTGCCACGGAAAAACAAAGTGTTAAAAAACGTTACAAGCGGGTTTATTGTAAAAGACGATCCGCTATCATTAATCGCCGCCACGTTAATTGCAAGGCCAGAATTAGAAGGGTTGAAAATGGAAAACACCCACTGACCAGTAGGCGGAACGTCTGTGCCTACAGATAAGCATTTAGCAGCAATGTCGTATTGCTTGGTAATGTAAAGCGGAACAACCTTCATACCGGCAGGGATGTCGTACCAAGTTACGGCTTTGCCATTAGCAACTGTCAAGTCACCACGACTACGGTTGAACGCTACTTTGTCACGGCGAATCTGAGTCTGGTCATGTCCACGTTGGAACATAGCAGTAAGCCAAGATGTTTCCTGTGTTGTATTTGCACGGAATTGAGCCTGAGGGTTGATAAACCCTGATAGTGAACCGCCATTAACAGTAGTCTGATTTCCGTTGATAAGCTCGTCAGTACCTAGAATCTTTGTGACCCACATTGGTACGTTAGAGCGAATGAACGTAGGGCAACCACGCTTAATAGGGTCATCAGTATTATCCCTGCGCATACGAGCGATAGGATATTGAATCTTTTCACAACGGCTAGGATCAACACGGTACGTAGACAGATCATCGCTTAGAGTAAGCTCTTCTGTCATCGCAGTAATAGACCAAACGTAAATCGGCTGAGTGTACGTAGGTTTTACTTTGTTAATAATGTCCGATAGCTGCTGGAACGTTTGAATATTTTTAAACGAGTCTACCTTCACGTTTACTAGAAACGTGTGTTTCTTTAGGTAGTTGCGCATTAGATAGTCGAAGTGACTACCTTCAGTTGCAAATCTATCCTTCTGACCAGCCGGTAGTTCAGGAATGATTGAAGCTGGAATCTGTAAATTAAGCCACCACTCTCCATCACTCAGGTAATCCTGAATCTCAACCCATTGAGCTAACTCTTGACCTGTGACGATGCTATCTCCCGGTACAACGTTAGGAACAACCCCGAAAGGAATTAGATATTGGTTCTGGTCAGTAATAACGATGTACTGGTCAGTCTCAAGATAGTTACGAACATCAAGAACAGTCTCATTTGCACGAGCCAAAGGCATGCCAAGAACAAGGTTTAATCCCTTGCGAACTAAATCAAGAGTAGGGCCATTAACGTATACGTAGTATAGGCCGTAAACGAAGTTGTAGAATGCATCAGTTGAACTCTCAGGATCAACGCCAATCAAATCACCGAACATCGTTGAGATAAGGTTTTCATCGATTGTTGCATCTACGAACCACATTGCATACTGACGAACGCCATTGACATCTGTGTTAGATGAAAAGCCCTTATCTGAAATGTCAGCAGCAAAGCGAACATTCATAGTTCCGTCAAGTGCTGTTTCTAGATGATAGTCAACGTCTTCCTCAAGAATTACCGTGGGAAGAAATGGACGGTTAGCAATGTATCGACTTGAGGTAATTGCCTTGCCGACCTTGTACGTGTTTACTTGGCCTTGCACTGCGTTGGATGCAGGAAGAATAACAAGCTCAATAGATGAGCCAATAGTTTCCTGAATCGTTGCAAGACTAATTGACGAGGTAAGCTGCAAGAACTTGCTGTAAGTTTCTGCAGCCCCTTCTGTGCCAGCTTCAAGGATAAGGTTCATACGGTCTGTATCCTCGAACAGAACCGTGAAGAAATCTGAAATACCATATAGGTACGTCATATTCGTTAGGTTCTGCCCGATGTTCAGGCCGTTTTCAGTGAAGTTAGCACGAGTCATAGTTAAACTGTTTGGTTATTCGTTGTTACAGTGTTCAGTATAAAGATGTTAGTTCTATCTGCTGGATCTAGATAGTCAGTGATCATACCTGTGGTTGCAGGAATCAAGTCACGAGTGTAATGAGTGTAAGCTACGCCAAGCGGAGTCTTGATATTCGTAATACCGGCTAGTGAAAGCTGAGCCATAAGATCTGAAAGAATCAAGGTATCACCTGGATTCATATTACTGAAGAAATTCTTTGTAGTTTCAGTAATTACGGTCGCATCTGGGGACACGCCATTATAGCCAGTTACTGACAGATCGATCAAGTAGAAGTTAAATCCACGAGCAAGCAAATCTCCACACAGTACACGGTTTGTTGAGTTCTCTAGATATGACTGTACGCTATCAACGTTATCAAAGAAGCTGATTTGGAAACTTGCTGTTTGATTAGCATAGAGTGAACCAAAGCTTACAACCAAGTCTTGACGGGAGCTAAAACCATAATCGAACCAAGGAATAACAGAATCACATACTGCATTTGAACCAGGACTTCCGATAGTTACTGGAACTGTGAATTGGAACTGATCTTTATTAAGAGCGTTAGTTACTAGCCATGTACCGTTGTAATCGGATGGAGTTGCACCACGAATTGTCACATAGCGGTTCTCAGTAATTCCGTGGTTAGGAATTGTTACGGTAACAGTAGTACCTGTGCAAGTAAGCGCAGTAATAGCTTGGCTTTGCGTATTTTTGTTTTTAAAGGTAAATGGTACAGCATAGTTAATAACGATGTTGTTAGTGACGGTAGCATTTGTCCAAAGGCCAGGCATTACAATGTCAAACGCATTTGCACTTAGCACGTTTACAGAAAACTGTCCTGTAAGCGATGGGTTGGCAATAAGCATTGATGAGCCAGAACCGGGCGTTGCAATGTTAAATGATACGATGTAGTTGAAAGTATTAGCATCAACTACGTTAATCGGGAACGTACCATTGTACTGAATCGGTGTTACGCCTTGAATGGTTACAGACGTACCACTTGTCAGACCGTGGTTAGCAGAAACTACAGTTACAGTAATTGCCGAGCATGAAATCGAAGTAATAGGCAACGTTTCAACAAGACCTGACACTGTAACCATTTGGCCAGTTGATAGTCCGTGGCTAGTTGAAGCAACGTGAACAAGACCTAGATTAGCTGCAACCGTCGTGCTTGAAGCAGAGATCGTGGCTAGAAAAGGAATAGTATCGTCTGAGCTTCCACCGCTTACAGAGCTACGTGTGAAGTTGTAGATTGCGCCAGTCAAGTCAGCATCACCAAAATCGTCTGTTGTAACCTGTACGATTGACGTAGCAATGGTGTTGCCACAGTACACGTCAACCATGCCGCCGTTATGGATAAGCAATGGTGAGTTCACAGCCTGAACAGTAGGAAGAACTGTTACGTTAGTTGCAGCCGTAGCCATCTGATACGTGAAGTGCGAAGTATCAACTACGGTAATCGTATATGAACCGTTGTATGTCGTCGGAGCACCACCTGCAATGGTTACAGTTTGGCCTGAGTTGTAGCCGTGATTAGCCAAGGTAGCAGTCGCAGTAGTACCTGAGCTGGTAAGCTGAGTAATGAGCTGTGCTAGCTGACCTGTGAATACAGCCTGAATCTGATCTCGAATCATTTCAGGATCTCCCATACCGATTGAAACGATCTTATCCAGAAAGTTAAAGGTATTCTGCAGGTTTGAACTGATTGATGGATCGTTAATCAGATTACGTGTAGAAATAGCGTTCTGAGCACGTGTAATAAACTCTTCGTTAGTCTCTGATGATACTGAAGTATCCTTCAGGAAGTTAATTTCTGCGTGAAGGAAGTACGGATCAAAGTTAGAGAAGTAAAGAAGTGAGCCTGAACCGATGTTGTACTGTGTTCCTTCTGCTTCTGCAACTAGGTCAACGTCAACATAGTATTCGTTTTGGAAAGCATCATATGTAAGCGTGCCTGAGCTGAATGTAACTGCAGCCTGAGGGAAGAACTTAGAGATGTTATCGGTTGAGAAAAAGATATCAGTCGTTAGAGATACGTTCTTTTGCTTGGCAAAGAATAGACGTGCGCTAATAACAGCACGAGTACCAAGGTTACGGTTAATAAACCAGTTTGAAAGAATGTTATCAACGATGCTAGTAGGAGTAGTATCATTTACTCCAGCAATAGTGTTCTGAGCAAAGTAGTAATCGATACCAAGACGAACCAGTGCCAGTAGCATAGCAGATGGTCGCAGAACCATATCACGAAGCCCTGTACCTTCTCGGAGGTCTAGGTCTGGATATTGTGCTTCAAGAATTTGCTTGGCTAGAAGCTCGGCTTCAAGAATATCTTGCGCTGAGGGTTGAAGGCCAGGTAGAACAGAGTAGAAATTTGCCATAGTTATAGGTCAGTACGTTACTTGTAGTAGTTTAATCCTTCTACATGCAACGCACCAGCCCTATTACTTAGACATTTGATCTGAAAGAGGAAGATCCAATTGTGGGAACGGTACGGCGATAGAAGCCATAGCTCCGGCATTGGTCAGAATACGCAGATAGATAACAATTGATTCTTTGGTTACGTCAATACCGAGCATTTGCACAGTCTTTAATTGACTTGCAACGTCAGAATCGGTGGTATTCATAATGTACTGACACTGACCTTGCGCATCGGTAATCTGCTCAGTTAGATCAGCGATCAAAGTAGTGTCAGTATCTTCAACACGATTTGCATTAATTACGAAGTCTGAGAAGAACGTACCCTGAGCCGGGATGATAACATTGCTACCTTTACGAGTAAAGAGAAGTTTCAGGAACATCTGAGCTACTTTCTGGAGACCTGTTACTTTACGCGGAGTATCAGCAATTTCGAATATAAGTTGGCTCTGTGGGAAGCCACCTGGAAACGAAATAAATAGCAAGTCATAAGTCCCGCCTTGTGGCAGGTTGGAGGTCGTACCGATACGTTGGTTAAAGTTAAAGTTTAAACCAGCCATTACATTGTACCTCCAGGTGTTACGATCCCGCTTAACGTACTTACGGTAGAAGTCTTAAGCGTAGCGTAGTAATTAGATTCGTCAGTAGCTTCACCTTGACCATCACCATAGTATTGAGCCTTGTTCTTTGTACGAAGTGCAAACTCGCGCAGAACAGAAGTGATGTGATGAATACTCTCAATAGCAGCACCGTTTGGATAATTGGAGCTGCCTGATTGAGCCATAGCTGTTACTCGGTGAAGCTCTGAAAAATCAATCGTACCAACATAATCGTTGAAATCCGGACAAGCGCCTCCACTGCCAAGATATGTAGTCATGTCAGAAAAGTATTTAGCCAAGCTATTGTAGATATTTTGTGCTTGGCCTACTGCCGAATTAGCGTCGATTGCCATTATAGTCCGATTTCTCGTTTGGTTTTTTCGATTTTGTTAATCAACTGTTTCTTGATGTAATTATAGCGATTGATGTTCACACCTAGCTTTTCTGCGATCTTCGGTGCAGGCATTTCTTTAACGTTGTCGAAAATAAATTTTTCATCAGAAGATAGCTGACTCATAAGATATGCCATAAGCTCAGCATTCTCGTTGTACTGAGTGAATTCTGCTGGTTTGTCGGATGCTGATTCAACCAAGTCCGAGTAAAGAGAGTTCTTGTACTTGATAACTTGAGGCTTTGACCAACCCAACGCTTTAGCAAGTTCTTCCTCAGTAGGATCACGATTAAGCTGATCTGCTAGCTCCTGATTTGCAGAGTTCCAATCTCTGTACAAGAGTTGCATATTCTCGGGAAGACGCACTGCATTTTGATACTTGTAATTAAGACGGCGTACGCGCTGAAGATAATTCGTAACGTGAGTAGAGAGCTGTGTACCCTTTGCAGGGTCGTAGCTGTGAATAGCTTTAATAGCCCACTTCTTAGCTTCCGCACTTAAAGCAGCACTAGGCAAGCTACCTGATTGACGATTCACTTCTTGGTAAATAACGCCGCTAAGCTGATTAACTAGAGCGCCAAGATGAGTTTTACTCCCAGTCTTTTTCCACTGGTCGTATAGCTCTTGGTCTTTTGATCGATAATCGATCCATGCGGGCTTTTCTGTTTCTTCCATTATAGATAAACGCTGTAGTTAGAGTAAACGCTGTTAACGTAACCAATCATATAGGCCTGAAGCCTAGCAGAAAACTTCTGATAGACAAAGCAGTCGTCTGCCCATGAGGTGTCAGACAACATACCTGATTGGTAAATGTTAGTCGGGATATTAACGCTTCTAGGCAGCCCGCCTTTAACTTCTCCAAGGGCTGCGAATCCGTCTGTGATAGTTGATGCGATTGACATAGTGTTATTTTACTCCTTAAGCTACGTGACCACCAACTTCAGATGAGCTGGATGTCGTATCTTCTGTTTTAGCTGTTGCAACAGAGTTATTAATGAAGTCAGCAACTTCCTGATAATCCAAGAACAGGCTAGCACCTGGTTCAAGCAATGTTGCAGAATCCAATGCAGGGTTCTGATAACTGATTGATGTTGGATTGTAGTTAGTAGGTGTCAAATCAATAAATGTAATACCAAACTTGGTTTGAATACTTTTCTTACCTTCAATCGGTCTCATAACAAGACGTAGATTACCCACTGCTGTCAAGAAGTCATTAGCCTCACCGCCATTAGCAGTAGGCTTTGATGTTTCCGTGCTTTCAACTAACAATCCAGATGAGCGTTTAACAGGGATAACTCGACCCATTTCAAAATCGTATAGATCATCGATAGCAACTGCGCTTACACCAAGTACACTCTTGTAGAATTCATCGGCTGCAAACTTAGCTGCTTCATTAAATAGAATCGTGCTGTTTACTTGCAGATCATCCGGAGGATTACCATAGCCATCACCATCTGTTGAAGACTTGCCTGATTGACCAGGTTCAGTATTAACAATGGCAAGAGCCGTCTGAAGCCAAGGATGAAGTGGCTGCATGTAATAGTTAACCATCTCAGTATATGTACACGCTGCAACGAAGCCAATGCTTGTCGAAATACCACGTGAAGTAAATGAGTGAGTCACTGATGAGCACATTGCATGGAAGCTTGGCGCATTAGGTGAATCATCCAAAATCTCCATTGGGTAACCTGGGACAATATACGGATTGAAAATGCCATCAACGTTACCCATACGTGAAGCCACAACAGCTTTCGTATACTCATAATCTGCCGTAGCAAAGAGTAGACGTTGAAACGGATGGATATCAGACTTCTGTGAGTATGGGTCTAGTGAATCCTTATCTGTGTTACGTGTATCTTCTGACGTGCCGTCATCAAAGACTGTAACGTCGAAACCATATCGATCAATCCAAGCTGCATGAAGATCGCAAAGAGCTTTATAGTCCGGATCAGTTTTGTCAGGCCACGTTTCGTTATTGGGTGAACCAATGTCCTGAATCTTACCCTTTAGCAACTGTGCCAGCCAGTTAGGCAGGGTTATACGTTTATGACGAACACCACGGCCTACTTCATATTTACCAGGCACATTAAAGGACTGACCAGTAGTACCTTGAAGGTTTACTTGCAGGTTTGTGCCTTTCGCAGCATTTGACATAGCTGCACCGTATGCTACGGCTTCACGGATAGAATTCGGAGCACGATACTGACTACCAATCTGGCCTTGACTTCCTGGAATAATGTCTGAGAAAGCTGACAGACGGCTAGGAATCTGCGACTCATCTTGAGTAACGTTGATAGTTCCATACATCTTAGGAAACAGTACGTTACAAATAGGGCTGTAGTAAAACGGAATCTGTGGCTTAATGATTGTCTCAATAGCCATTTTGTCAACCGACGCATATGTCGATGGAATATCCATGTTACCTACGTTAGCATCTGGATCTACTGGAACTTCTGCAGGGCTCGCCAGAGTCAGAATCTCATACTCTACTGCTGAGTAGAAATCAGAGAACATCTGTAGAAACGTTGTCAACTCCCCTGAGAAGCCAAGCATGTTACCGATGGTGCTAACTGCGAGTGAAGACTTGATTGCTGAAATGCTATTAAGTCTGTACGCAGGAGGGACCATCACTGGCTTAGCAGTAGATGAAGGCGTGACTCCGCCTGGACAATAGTCCTGCTTGCTAGTATCGATAAGATTTTCGATTATTGTGTGTCCTGCCATGCGGTCAAAGAAACCAAGCCCATCCTCAACGAGAGGGATGTACATGTCAGCCATAATAGTATTAAGCGTAATATCCGCGTAGCATTCCTTCTTCAGTTGATTCCAGAAGTTCATTATAGCTGAAGGCATGCCTATCAGTCTTTTTTCAAAGTTCTGGAAACGCTTGCTAAGCTTCGATACATCGGCTTGAGAGACAGTTGTGTTACTTGGGTCAAGCAAGTCTTTGGAATCGCTCTGGAGGCCTGTAATGCCCTGCAAAGCCTTAATAATTGCCAAGGTTGAATTCAGGTTGTTTACCTTAGCTGTAGCTTGGTCTGGATTCTGGTCATTCAGGATAGTAGTAGCGTTTGAAGCATAGCCTGAAAACTCCAGAGTCACAGTAGAGAGCAAGGAGTTCTTGTGTTCACAATGGAACGTAATGCTTGAGCTACTATTCTGTCTTGACTTAGAGTAGTTACCGACTAGGATGTGTCCCCAGAATAGGAGACGATCTCCCCCGTAGTTCTTATCTGAGTAAAAGATATGTACTTTGGGTTGGTAGTAACGAGCGATGTCAAGCAGACCTGGCTGTGGCGGAATCTGAATACTTGCCGTAGGCAGTGAACCAATGCCTTGTGAAATAGAAATAGCCTCGAAGGGAACTTGTACGCCTTCGATGTAAAGCTTGACGTCTTGATAGATAATATCGGTGTTATTAACTGTGCCGTCAACCTTGCCCTCATCAACTGCTGAAACACCTGCACCGCCAAATACACTAGCTGCGGCTGAATCTGCACTAGTGGCTCCAGAGACTAGATCAATAGCTGAGTTCGCAGCAGAGGAAATAGCATTCTTAGCTGCAACTACACTTGCTACTGTACTGTTCACAGCAGAGACCGCTGAATTGACTGTGTTTGTAGCTGTGTTAAATACAGACGTGACTAATGCATCAGCAGTGTTACCTGCACCTACAAGAGCAGCATTACCAATACTTAGAGCAGGTGATACGAAACTTCCGTCAATAGCTGAAAAGGAGTTAGCTAAATTGCTAACACCACTAGAAATTGCCTGAGTCGAGGCTGTTTGAATATCAAAAAGAGTTACGCTAGTGCCGGAAGGGAAAGCAGCGTTAAAACTAGAGTCAACCGCAGCATACGCATTGTTGGTAGCTGTTGCGATTGCATCTTGCTGTCCTGGCCCCGTGGCTTGAGATAGGGCGAAGTTGCTCATCTGGGTAACAGGATTGTATAGCTGACTGCTATAGTCTGTGTTACCAAGAGAGGCGTTAACCGAACCCAGTGTTTGATTACGAATTGAATTAATCGACGTCCCAGCCTGTGAGAACGTCGTGCTCGTAATTTTTGATAATCCCTTGTTCTGGGACATCACTGTGTTAATGGTTACATTTTTGATTGCGTCGAATAAAGACATTATTAGTTCACGTTAGCATAGATACAATTGATAGCAAGAACGTAAAGCGCTCTTTCAAGCGTATCGTTAACTGTATCTATATAATCCCTGTACTCTTGTGGGATTATGTCTACTTCCTTTGTATACTCTACAATTAATTCTAGCTTATTCTGAGGAATTAAGCTACCCAACAGAAGTGATCGGATAGGAAGTAACTGTGAAGGAAGCGGTTTCATTCCCAGTAGAGAACCGGAATATGTCTTTGCTAAGTAAACAAGATAAGGTGCTCTATTGTAGCTTGAGAAGTGCACAACTACGTTATCATCAGTAGCAAGCGGAGTATTAAACGTAAGAACCTGATTGGCAACAGTATAGGTACTGGCATCCTGAGCTACACCATCTACATAAATAGATGTGAACTGATAAGTGTTATCAGGAGCGCTGAGTGGCCATGTGTTTTCACCAGCCGATGCCTTAATAACGTCGGTAGAAGAAATGTACTCTGGCTGAATGATTACTCGTGTTCCAATTGCAGGAACATCTAAACGTTGATTGCTTGCATGATAGCATGCTTGGCACACTCCACCTTTTGAAATACAGGTAGAGAGGGTACGTGTAGCTATTAAGTAAATACCTTGAAACAGAAGATTGTCGATTCTATCTCGACTAATAATCTGTCCTGTAGCTAGCTCTACAGCACCTTCTAGTTCGTAGTTGACGGTTTGAAAAAGTCCAAGCGTAGTATTGCAATTCGTTTCTACAATAGGAACATTCGGAGTAAAGATCATACTAGCCAGGCTAGTTACATCTTTATTCTGATTGGGTACGAAGTCGTAAATGTCTTCAAAAACTAAAAGGCTTGAATAGCTTCTCATAGTGATGCGCCTGATTGTGCTGTGTATTTCTTACCGGAATTTAGCAATGCTAGTTTCGATGGAGTAGTCCCCGATGAAGATAAGCTTGCCATCGGTTTGTTCTGTAGATATCCAGTAGTAATAGGTAGTCTTCCAGAGTTGACTAGCTCACCGATTGACTGAGATATTGTCTTAGGAGCATTGGTAATAACTCCCGCTGCGTTCTTAAGACCTCCAAGTGCAATACGTACTTGATTATCAATCGATGTAACTTGGCCGGTCAGGCCTTGAATCGTGTGATTAACGAGATTAACAATGCCTACAGCTTGGTTACTGATATCTGAAACAGCACGGATTATATCACGTACAGGACTTGTAAGGGCATTGAATATCGAGTTTATAGAGCCCGCTGCATTTTTAACAAGCTTAGTCAGTGATGAAAGCACACCATATATAGGTGAAAACAGACTTGCACGTAGTCCAGTCAAGTTAGCGCTTACGCTTGAGAAGATGCCTGAAATAGTGTCACCAGCGCTGCTTAAAGCAGATCCTATAGATGAGCTTGCGCTTGATCCAGATCCATCAGTTGTAAAGCCAAATGTGTTAGACCCAACGCCGAATGTATTTCCAAGATCAGAGATACCGGCGCTTAATCCAGATCCAATGCCAGTAATGCCTGCTGCAATTTGACCTGAGGTAGACGTAGGATCTTGAATCAAACTCTGTAGACTAGACATGCTGTTCTTAACCGTGTTAATACCTGCCTGACTAACGAAGTTAGGAATAGCATCAAAGTTGATTAGACCACTGTCACTAGATGTGGGTACGCCGGGTACACGAATAGCAATAGGTACAAGTTGTTTGACAAGAAACTGGAATGAAAACTGAATGTCAGTATCACGGCTTGAATTCTGACCCCAATCAACGTGAGTAAATGACCCAATCACGTACATGTTAGGCAGGACGAGCTTAACCAACTCGTAGTTACGAGCTAGTTCTGTGCCTCGAAGAACTTGACCATACATGCTTAGAAATTCAGTGAACCATGAGTTATCTTGGCTATCAAAAATGTAGCCAGAAACGTTCATCATAATAGGCTGACGACCGAAGTAATAAGCTACTTCCCCATCTCCGAATGTCTCAGTGATCTGCAGTTTTTCATCAAGGCTACAGCGGATATCAGTTACAAAGAAATCAGCATATCCGCCAAACCCGCCACCGCCATTAATAGCTTGGTCAAGAGGGCCACCTGAAGCTGATAATGAAGTACCGCCTAACCCTTCATTATGGCCAGTTTGGCGATTCAGTGAAGCAGATCCATCAGTAGTCAATAGACGAATATAAGCACGGCTTCCACGATCTCCACCTCCTACGTTAGCAGTGTTAGTGCCACGAGGACGCAATGTGAATAGCCGTTCTGTTTGAGTTACGGTCCCGTTACTGTTCTGAACACTATTAGTGCTAGAAATAACTGAATCGCCAAATGTTAATTGTGTAGCCATTAGTCTGTGACCTTAAAGTCTGTAACTTGTAATACAACTGCTTGATTGAGGGTATCTAATTGCCCATCTAACCCACCAAGTTGAGGAGGGACATACGATAAGCCTTGCGATGTATAACGGATGTTATCAATCGCGCCTCTTACTTGGCTTAAGTAGATTTCATACGGTGACATCACAAGAAATCGTGGTGTAATGTATGAACTTGTAGATTTAGTAACTATAGGCATGATCGTATTTTATCCCTTTATTTTGGTGAACCATTGTTGCGTTGATTATTAGGAACCTTTAGGTCACTAGTTCCATTAAACGGGTTCAGAAAACTCCAGCTAGAGCCTGAACCTGATGAACTACTACCTCCCATTCCATCAGCAGCCTTTCCTAACTTATCAGCAGCACCGTCTAACTTGTCTACTGCAGCCTTGAATACTTCATTGTTCTTTTTGGAGTCAATGTTATTAAGGATATTCTGAGTAGTTGCGAAGTCATATCGACCTGAAGCAACTTTTTCATATGCCTTGGCATTCTCTTGACCTTCTAAGTCAAGGTGTTGCTGGAATCCTACTACATCGTTAAGACTCTGACTCGTAGCACCTTTCAGACCTTCTGTTTTTAGCTTCCCACCTGCTGCATAACCGAGTTGCTTAGAAACAATGTTTTCCATCGTAGCCGTATCGCCTGACTTCATGGCGGCAATAAATGCATCACGTTGTTTCTTATCTTGAATGCGATTAGGATTCTTCTTGAACTCATCGACGTTAAAACCACCGGTATAAGCCAGGTTACCTAATTGACCTAAGCCAGTTTCAACTGAACGCTTGTATGTATCAGTAATGTAATCAACAGCTTCTCTATCACCACGGCCACCAACAAGACCCTTGACTTGGTCATATTGACCGCTGTTAAGCATGTCACGAATCTCAGCTTGGCTTGCACCACCAGCAATCTTGTTAGCAAGATCTGAAACCTGACCGATTGCATTTACTGAGTCAAGGAAGTTTTTACGGTGACCTTCTGGTATTTTCTCTTCGCCAAGAGTTTTAACAACGTCACCCATCAAACCCTTAACCTGGCCTTGTTGATTTTTAACTAATTCTTCGTGATTACCGAACGAACCTACATCATCAAGGAATGAGTCAAAGTTACCGCTTGACTCTCTTGAACCACCGCCAGACAGAAGACCTGCTACGTTAGCCATATCTGCCTTGTTCTCTTTAAGCAGAGTTCCAAGAGCCTTGCTACGACCTTGTTTATCCGTAGCATTAATAAACGCTTGAGCGTTTTTATTGCCTTGCTTAGCCAATGCGTTGATTTGTTGAGTGATCTTGATTGAATCACTACCCATCAATGTGTCGCCATTAGCAATACGGCTTCCTACACGACCAAGATCAGTAAGAGTACGTCCCGAGAAGAAGTCATGGCCCTCATTAAGGAGGTTCATACTAGTCTCAGCAGGAGCTTGATTGTTTGTCTTTCTGCCAGTAGTCATGGAGTCAATCACTTTATCCATGTCTGAAGTAGTGTAATTGTCACCGAATGAAGCACCGAACTGTAACCAATCAGCTCCGCTCTGAGTAGCATCACCAACTGCAGCTGAGCCTTCTGCAAACCAACCAGCAGCCTCACCCATCAACGATGTGACGTTTCTGCCGCCTTTCATTAGACTACGTACAGTTCCGCCGATAGCACCGCCATAAAGATAGTTTTGGGACACGTATTGACGCAGTTGTTTCTGTGTCTGAGCATTACGTGCTTTAAGGCCTTGACGATATGTGCCTGGATCTGACTCAGCAGTACGTTGGGCGATATAAGCCTGAATTTCATCATCGCTCATACCCATAACGCCTGACATTACGCCAGCCATCTGTTCAGCACTGTATTTACCGTTCTTATCCCTCTGGGTAGCCGTCGAATCAAGAATAGAAGTAATCTGATCTTCCAGAGCTAATGATCCACGCTCATCCATCTGCTTACCGCCAAGTACACGGCTATATAGATGCATTCCACCATACGCCTTCATAGGGTCACGACTGAAGTCTGATCCAAACTGTGAAGTAACATTGGTAATGCTCATTCCAGGACCAGAATTACTAGATCCTGTACGGCCATTGATATATTGGTTGTACATTGCCATTTTGTTAAGCAACGTTTGTGAACCGTTAACCTGTGCTGTTAGCGATGCTTGTGTTGCACCTTCAACTCCACCCATACGAGCGATTTGCGAGGTATTGAGAATACCGTTACGCCTTGCTGTATCGAACGAACCAATGATGTTAGCAGCAGCCATTTGACCTAGATAAGGTGTCATGCCGTTTGCTTGGTATAGATACTGACCTTGAGCACCAACAGTGTTCATGATGTTCTGTACGCTACGGCCAGACACGGCTGCGCTTAGTCCAAGAGACATAAATGCTCTTGAAGCTTGGCTGTTAGGGCCTGATACTGATGCGCCAGCACTGTGAAGCTTAGAAATTTCTTCAATAGCGTTCTTAATCGAAGGGTCACCGGCAATAGCCATTACTAGCTTGACTTGTTCAGCTACGTCCTTGACACGTTGACTAATTTGCTTAACCTTGGTGTCATCCAGCATGCCTGAACGGGCAGTGTAGTCAGCAATGTTTGCATACTCGCCTGTCGAGAACGAAAAGTCGTTAATACCTTGCTTAGTGATCTGCTGGGCGATCTGAGTAGACTCTCTGAAACCAAGTCCTTGACCTGTTACAGCATTACCTTGCGCGCCATCAAATGTTACTCCCTGGAAGTTATCACGTAAGTCACGTGCTTCACGGCGAGTATTCATGTATGGGTTGAAGATGGCTCTTTGACCTACTGCCATTGCAGCTTGACCAACAGCTACGGGTAAGAACAATCTACCAGCTAGTCCACCTACAGCGCCAAGACCTCCTGTAAGTCCACGTCCAACAAAGCCAGGCATATATCCGCCCATGCCTGAAGCAATACCCGCTCCAAGCGCACGGCCTGTAGTTCCTCCTGCCCAAGCACCTATTCCTGACGTGTACTTGAATGCAGCTCCGAAAGCTAATGCTGGAGCAGCAATACGTTGACCAGCCCAAACTACTGAATCAAACGGACGTGATGATACACCCTCCATAGTCTGAGTGTTGTTATCGATAGGATTACCGTATCTAGGCTCTGACGAAGTAGGGTTAAGAATATTGTTAACACCAGCAAAGAAACCTACTCGACCATATTGATTGTATGGCTGAGGACCATCATATTGAGGTCTGTATCCTGCTGTGTAGCTAGGCGTAAGCAAATTCGGATCCATTCCGAAACCTGGATTCATATTCGCAGGATTCATCGGATTGGCAAACGAATTGGTATACGTATCAGCCTGAGACTGATAAATGTTGCCGAGCATGTTATAAGCTGAAGGTGGGATCATGCCTTTATTTTAAAAAGAAAAAGCCGCTTTTTAGGGCGGCTTCGGAATTACTTAAATAGATGGTCAAGACCCTTGACGTTATAACCTGAGCCTGATTTCTCAAGAGTAGGTTTAAGATGCTTAACTACGTTTTCGTAGTATTCTAGCATTTGTACTTCCTTCTCTGTTTGTTCTGGCATTTCTGTATTGAATGCTAGGGATAAGTACTTAGCCCAATGTTTCTTTATGCTACTTGACCAATCCCGCGCTTTATTAGGATCGGAGATACTAGGGTTAGTCAAGGCAGTAAGCATGGTCATTTTCATCTTCTCGACTTCGAGTTGACTTTCTTTGGTCATGTACTCCCTATATATCCGATCATGCAGAGAACCAAGCGGAGGGACTTTCATTCCTGAGAGATGCAACTTCATTCTCTGCATCGCCCAGGAGTGTTTTAAAAATTTTCTTCTAGATCTTTACAGGCTTCGTTTACCTTGGCATCAAACTTATACAAGGCATCTAGCAGCATTGCAATAACAGGGCCAGGAAGACGTTTGATGAACTTCGCTTTATCTTCATTCTTAAGAGCTGACAGATCCCGGCCTTGATAGAAGGTAAGCGCATACTGAAGATTCAGAACCATCTTTGATTCATTCAGTGTTGCGATAAGATTAAACGACGTTGAATCGATGACTTTGCTAATCTGTTCAATGTCTTCTGCCGTTCTTGTCCTGAATTGAACCTTTAATTTGCCACGAATTGTAACATCTTCAACGTATTCTCCTTGGAAGATAATCTCATCAAAGATACGCAGTAGCTCGTCTTTATCGTATTGAGGCTTTTCAGGAGTCTCGTCCTTTTTTTCTTCTGTAGGAAGTTCAGTAATTGGCTCTTTCTCAATCGCAACTTCTTCTTGTTTTGTAGCACGGCCACGCTTTGGCTTGTGCTCTGTAAATTCAAACTCGCTCATTTCTTTCCTTAAAAATCAAATATGTTATTGTCCTTAACTTCGTCCACTGTTGTGAACTCACCTTTAAGAACCATATACGCTATGTTAGCGAAAACTATGCTGTGGAACCAATCATCACACAAGTCTTCATCTTTCTTATAAAGGCGACGTCCAGTAATGGATTCCTCTTCGAAAATGTTTAGCGCATCTTGCCAGAACTCTGACATCAGATTCCAGCATGGTGTTTCAATACGGTCACGACCAAGCTTAGCCTTAAGTACCATCGTGTCCATATTAGTAGTTCTATCTGCAGAAAAGAACTTCCCCTCTTTGTCCCAACGAAGCGTAGACTTTGCTGCTACATATTGTACAGAATTAACTCTATCTTCGCCAATACTTTTTCTCATCAATTCTACTTGAAGCTGACCAACACCACGGTCTGAAGCAAGCATGGTACATTTATATTGAGCGTACAGTTCTTCTACACGCTTTACCTGATCCAAGATGTCAATACCGTTTAAGCGTTGAGCGTAGATTAGATAAGCTTTGCCATTCCAGTCATAGCCAAGAATAGTAATAACCGTATACGAGTTTGAGCCACCGCTCACTGACCAGTCTACTCCAAGCACTGTATGTAGAATACCCCGGTCATCCATAGGAAAACCCTTATCCCACTCAGTCTTGTTGTTGTTACAACATGCCATTACTTCTTTAAGTGATAGTGGACGACCAGCTAGACCGCTAGGGCATCCAAACACTTCGTTAGCAAGTTTAGGTACTGAATATGTCTTCGATTTATGAAGAAGATCTTTCCACTTCTTAGGCTTTGTACGTGCAGGGAAGATTAGCTGTGGCAAATGGAATCCATAATGATCCTTCTCTAAAGGCTTTGCCGCTACCCACTTGCCAGTCATCATATCAAGCAAGCCACCACAATACACACAGCCTGGACCATCTTTGTTTGCATGCAGCATTTTATGACAAATATCGAAATCGATAGGAAGCGTGAACTTACCGCAATGTGTACACTTAACCGCCCACTCCATCATGTTCGATTGCTTGAACTTTTGTGTGAGTGAGTTTGTTTCTGTCTTAGCCGTGCCTGTATATCGTCTGAAGGCAAAGTCTGAAGCACCTAATGTCTCTGCAAGAATCGGTGCACATTCAAGGCTGGTGTCCTGGAACTCATCCAGATATAGCGCATCAGCGAACACTCCTCGAATACGGTCGGCATCTTGTTCAGTTTCTGCATAACCAAGAGTTACAGCACTGCCATTAGTGAATGATTTAGAGAATACGTTTTTACGTGAACCTGCATCAACGAAGTGTTTACGAATCAGAGGTGAGCTTAAGAACGGGTCTAGGTATGCTGTTGAGAATCTTGAAGTCTGTTGAGATAACGGGCTGCTGAATAGAGTTGAAAAGTGTGGACGAACGAGGCTGTTGGCAACAATAGCTGCGCCAAGTGAGACTGACTTACCAATCTGTCGTCCAGCCATCAGCGTCATTTCATTTGGAGAAACGTCATAGATGATTTCGAACGGTTTGTAGTCTTCGAGATTTAGAGGTTTACCTTTTAGGGTTAAAAGTGCCTTGGAAATCTCGGAGGGTCTTAGTTTTAAAAGGCTTGCTGTATCCATGTTCCTATCTTAGTACTCTATTTTGGTATAAGAACTATGTAGTAAACATACGTCAATCCATGATTATATCTTTAGGACTGGTGTAGTTATAAATATTCTACGAGAAAGGGTTTTTAAAATGAGACTAATGTGTGGCGCAGTAATTGAACGTATTCCCAGCGTAGTTCTGACTGACGATCAGAAGCAGCAATGGGAAAGGTGGATCAATGCCCTTGAGTCTGGCGAGTTCAAGCAGACTACGTTCGCTCTAAGAGATGAGACTGGCTTCTGCTGTCTCGGGGTTGCTTGTAACCTCGTTGATCCAGAAGGTTGGACTTTTGATACTGGAGCACATGCGTACAGTTTTCTCCCGAATGAAGCTTGTTCTACAGAGAATGCTGTCAAGGACCATTTAACTCCTTTTGTTCGAGGTCATTACGGGTCTGAACTAGGTCCACTAGGACTGTACGTAGGAGGTAGATTTCCGGATGAGGAAGGGAATACTCTGGAATTACATTCTCTTTCATTATCAGGGATAAACGACATGGGTGCTACCTTCGTGGAAATAGCTGAGATCTTGAAAAAGGCAATGGACGGGGGATACACCCGTTCGGTTGCTCTGATCAAGTAGCCATCGGGTGTCTTAAGTCTCGGGATTAGTTGCAGCCTCTTCTAGTCCCGAGGCTATTTTTCAATTTTTTAGCTAATTTGGGTATAACAGTATTGTAAAGGCTGTGCATAGCTTTTATAGGTATCAGATATTTCAATAATTTAGAGATGTTTGGTATAACTATACTGGACAGGTAGAAAATACATTTCCAAAGTCCATCTTTTTATTTAGCTAAAACAAAGGATTTACCCAAATGGCTGCAACCGTAACCAAGACTATCGTTACCATCGCTTCGACCGACACCGAGTACCAAATTCCGGGTGATTACACACCGGCTTCGATCCAACGCAACTACGCTAACGATATTCCTAATATCGGCAGCATGCAATTCGAAGAGCGTGTCGTTACGCAAGACGGTGAAACGGTTCGTGAAATCACCTTCAAGCCCCGTACGGGTACGAAGGGCGCTGGTGTAACGAAGACCATCGTGACCATCGCTTCGACGGACACGGAGTACCAGATTCCGGGTGACTACACCCCGGCATCGATTCAACGCAATTATGCGAACGACATCCCGAACATCGGTTCGATGCAGTTCGAAGAGCGTGTTGTGACGCAAGACGGCGAGACCGTCCGTGAGATCACCTTCAAGCCGCGCACGGGTACGAAGGGTTAAGTATTACTTCAGTTGCTTTTAGCATCTGAGTAATGGTACGAGCAGCAGGGTTCCTCCTAGCCAAGCTGCTCGTCTTTCCTGTTTTTTTTAGTCGAGCTAGGAGCTTAAGAAAAACAGGAATAATAAAGGACATTTACTATGCAGACTTTTAAAGTACCTCGCTCAAGCTCTAATTTACCTAGAGAGGTGAATAAGCTTAGAGTAGATGTAGAAGAGAAATTCAAACATTTCTGCACCAAGATGATCATTGATAGCAAACTGTCAACGAAGACGTTCAATTACCAGTTTGATATGTGTGGTTCGAGGTCTGGTGGTCAACGTAAGTCAGTACAGAAATTGAAAGACATTCTGCTTAAGGCGGTTAAGAAACAGGTTCCGTATCTTGAGTATATGTCTGGGGGGGATCTTCTGTTTAATAACAACGGGGCTAACAGCGTAAACATAAAGCTTGTTTCTCCGTACATGATGCTCACTATTCCTGATGGTAATGAAGTCTCACTCCTCTTAGAAAGCGCTAAGTGGGTTAAAGTAATGCGTCGTTACTTTCGATTTCTGAACTACAAGTGTATGAGAAATGGTATCTCTCTCAACATTGACCGGATTCGTACAAACGTAGAAGGCCATGCAGATGAACATGATACGTATAGACAGTGGACCAATAACAGAGGTCCGAAGTCTGACTTCACTGGCAGATTCAAAATTACACTGACTGCAAAAGTATCCATTCGTGGATACTCACATGATGCGTATCTACGTTATAATCCTCTCGGTGTTGAGCCAATTCCAGGCGTTGATACTCACGAAAAGCTTGCCCAACATTTTCTTGAAAATAATCAACTGGATAATCTTCGTGCATATAGAGACGTTCAGCTATGGGACACATACGATATCACTTCTCGTCGTGGGCTTTCAGTCTACCCGGATTCAGAAAGGTTTATGGCAGTAGAGAAAATCTTCCTCGTTCTGGAAGAGATGCAACAAGTAATCAAGACACTTTCTAGAAAATCGAACTATGATACTGCAGCGTTTAATATCGGAAGCGACAGCTCTACCTGATCTGTCATCGGAAGTTAAGGAAGCACAGAGAGAGTTCAATTCTATCGGAAGCGATCTCAGTGCTAAAGACCTTGAAACAATGGCTAAGGTAACGATTAAAACCTATGCTTGTGAGACTACCTCCAGGCGTAAGGTTAGCGTTAAGACCATTGAAATGGGAATTGTTAAAGCCAAACATGCATCTGTTGAAGAGGATGAAGAGGATTTCGTATGAGCGACTTTATTGTTGATGAAGTTAAAGAAGTTAATGTGGAAGAACAAGTGGAGCTTGTCAACGCACAAGGCCAACACATTATTCTCTTTGAAGATTGTGTAGCAGCTTTGATTGGTGATGACACGAGTCAGATTCAAAAGCGTATTACGTACGAAGATTTCGGGAGCATCATTAACTCGATTCTGAATCGTCGTAATGAAGAGTCTCTTGAAGGATTCCAGCTTCCTGCAAACTGTTTCTTCTTTGCGAAGTCTGGTAACTCGATTCAGCTCAGCTGTTACTATGCTGAGCGGATTGCTGAGATGGCTCACTTGGATACGAAGTACACGCTTAAGACGCCGAACTTCATTATCAGTCACAAGCTTGATAAGCATAACGGAAAGCAGTGGCGTGTAACTGAGTCTAGGTTCTTCTGTACAGATTCCAAGGTTGGTGCATTACCGAAGGGTTTAATCTGGGATCCAGACCACAGCAATCATGTGTTCATTTCTCCGTTCCCGAACACGTATCCTGAAGGTCGTATGTGTTATGGTGGCAATTCAATGCCTTCGATCTTTCAGGACAACAACCTTCAAGGTCTGAACTGGTATTATCAGTTCTTGTTCGAATCCCCGTTCAACAATGACTTGGGTCTGCGTTCTGTTCGAGGCGATGATATGACTATTAATCAGTGGTTCGAACTTCTTGCACAAACTGCTAAAGACAATCTTGCATTCCCGTACAACAAACTTCGTGGTTATTCGCGTTAATCAAGGATATACAAATGGAAATCATTAGCCAACACATTAGCTGCGTTGTTCTTCCCAATGAACTTCAAGCAGCAGTAGACGCTGGTTATAGCGAAATCTACGCAATGACCAGCGAAGGTATTATCAAGCATCACAAGCTTCGTGGTCGTAATCGTTTCGTGCGACTCAAGGTGGAAAAACTTCCGACAAACTATAAGGAAGGAAAGATCTCGCAAGAAATCAACTTCCTGCCTGACGGCAAGATTCCTATCCAGTTGTTTGATCAGGTCGTGGCCTTTTTCAAGCAAGTGATGGAAGTGAAGAAGTCCGAGCTTGAAGCAATGATCTGGGTTTGTTGGGATCAAGAGAGTGGTTATCATCTGATCGTTCCTGAGCAACGTGTGTCGAAGGCTTCGGCATCGTATGACTGGAACTCCCTGCCTGCTGGCAAGACTATCGTGTGTGACATTCATAGTCACAATACGATGGGTGCATTCTTCAGCACCACGGACAATAACGATGACCGTGGCAATATCGGTTTCTCGGGTGTGATCGGTCGTCTGAAGGATGAAACTCCTCAAACGGTGTGGCGCTTTAACTATAAGGACAAGAAGATCGACTGCAACTTCGATGACATCTTCGTCCTCCCTACTCGTGAAGAGCAAGCAATTCCTGAAGATTGGATTTCCAAGATCGTAACTACGAGTCCTGGATATTCGACTGGAGGGAACAACACAAAGGGAAAAGCGGATCATCTAAAGCCTTGGCAGTACACAAGGGGCGGAAGCGAGGACGTAGGAAATCGGGCAGGGCCACATATGCAGGCTCGTGATAGGGGGTTACTTCCCGATGGTTATGGGAACTATTGGGAGGAGCACTCAGCTGCCGCTGGAGCTGGAGCAGGCTTCCCCTGGGAGTCCTGGGCCTTCAACCCTGATGCAGTAGACGCTGACGGTATCATCGACACGTCTATGCTTACGCTTGATAAGGCAGAACGTGCTCTGGCTGTTCTTCGTGAGAACCCTGAGTATGAAGAGTCTCATCTGAGCGCTCATCCGCAGTTGTTTCCATACAATCCTGATTTCGATCCTGATGCTAACACCACGTTTGACTGTGATGAACGTTATGAAGAAGTCAAGGAAGTTCATGGCAAAGACGTTGCTGACATCTATTGTTTGATCGATGATGGCATGGCTGTGCTGAACGGAAAGGATGAACTCGTAGAAACTCTGATGGCAGATATGATTCATATGATGTCAGAAGAAGGTCAAGAGGAATTGTTCAAGCGTCTGTATCAGGAACTCCCTGACAGTGCTCAAGAACGTATCCAGATGAACGGTATCCATTAAGGATTCAGAGGCGCTCCTAACCGAGCGCTTCTTTTTTTAGATAGGTGAGAAGATGAGTGAAGTCATGGATTGGGCGTATAAAAATACTGTCCATTTGGTTAAAGATTTTCACACTGCAGCACATTGTATTACGACTGGTGGAGAAGGAACGCCCCCATTCATTTCTGCATCTTTCAGTGTCGATGGATTATCGTTTCTAATTGGCATGGCTATTGCTAGGTACGAAAATGATAAGGGGGAGAAATGCACTACAACATGACTGAGTGGTTTTTGTATTTTCTAGAGCGTCAAGCCCATCCGGATAAACGGCGTCGATTCAAAAATTACAATCATTTTTTGGAATGGCTGGCAGAGTCTCACAATGACTGAAGAAAAAAAGAAAATAGCATGTGCTTACTGTAAGGTAAATTTCGACAGCTATGAGCTTCGACCTTACGGCCATAAAGGTGCGATGATTTGTTTCGACTGCGCTATGAAGCCTGACAATAAAAAAGAAACAGAAAAGAATTTTGAGATGCAACTTGATGCAGCTCTCTCTGCTGGTAACAACGTAGCTATCATCGGGGAAGAAACTGGACCTCGTCCTTTAAATACCGATTCTTTGGTATAAGAGTATTGAACGGACCACCACGTCCTTAAACAAGGTCATTGCGCCTATATGTTGTCTAACTTTCGGAGTCATTTTTTATGTTTACGTTTCGTCCCTCCTCTATTCCTTCGAACATTTTTGTAGTTGGCTGCGGTGGAACTGGCTCACGGCTGGTACCGGCACTGATTCAATTCATCCGTTCCATCACGAAAGAACACGTACCGTCTGGTTGGCTCGGTACCACGAACATCGTCTTGGTTGACGGTGACGTTGTTGAGCAGAAGAATCTGATTCGTCAGAACTTCGTTCAGAGCGATGTTGGTAAGAACAAGGCTGCAGTACTGGCCAATCGATATGCAAAGGCATATGGCATGAACGTCGTTGCTTATCCGAAGTTCATTGAAGAAGGTACGAATCCGTATGCCTTCCGCAGTCTGCTATCGGAAGTAAGCGGCCTTGATATTCAGCATCGTTTCAACGACATGGTTATCATGTGTGTTGACAGTGCCAAAGCTCGTCGTATTGTTATCGAAACTTTTTCCGTTAACGGTGATCCCACGGTGTTCATTGATGCAGGCAACGAAGACAGTTTTGGTCAAGTCCGTATGTTCCACAACGTCGGCTTTGTTGACTTCGATTATGGTAGTGCTGAAGCTGCGCGTCCGCATTTCAAGAATCCGGAACGTATTGAGTACGCACACGATCATCTGAGCTACATTCCATTCGACTACTATTTCTATCGTGATCTGGAAGACAATCCTGGTCTCGGTAGTTGTGCAGATCTTGATCAGACGTTGGCTATCAATTCATTGATGGCTATGTACATTCTGTCGTTCGTGCAGAATCACTTCTATAACAAGGCTATCGACTACAATGCGGTGTCGATTGATATCGTCAGTGGATCGACCTCGTATACGAAGAATACAGTTGTGGAATATCGCAACAAGATGATTCATGGCGACGCTGATTTGACTCAAATCGGTACGGGTTGTGCTGGAATGCTTGGAGGACTGACTGGCATTAACGCCGTTGACGTACTGAATATGTTCATTCGTCGTAATGCTCTTGAAGTGGATGCTCTGATCAAGGCTCAGACGTCTGGCGAGCCGGTAGTTAAAGAAGCAGAGAAGCCCAAGAAGAAAGCCAAGGTCAAGGAGCTTCGTCCGATCATTCAGGTTCAGCCGATGGATGTTGAGATGACTCCTGTCTATAGTGGACTTGTTGGAACTTCGGAACCCTTGGTAGGCGAGGTAAGTGGTCCTACGTTGGTAGATTTTGAAGCTGAAGCTAACAACGTATCTTTCGCTCTTCCTGAAGCGGCTGCAGAAGAAGCACGGCCATCAGTGTGGGATAACGTCGGTCAGTTTTAAGTAGCAAAGAAAAAGCCCCTGTTTTACGAGGGGCTTTTTTTTAGCTTAGTTGCAAGCGCTCACGAGATTCGCTCACGACTGGACATCGTTAAATTATCTGTGACAGTGAATTGAGCCAGGGTCGTACCGTCTTGTCTAAGCATAATCAGTGTACCAGCAGTTTTATCCCACTGCCAGCTACCAACGGCTTCATCTTGGATATTCTTGGTAATTGTGTAAAGCGATTGAGTTACTACATTTACTACTCCTTGAATAACACCAAACGCATAAAGCAAGTATGTGCCAGTAACAGTAGGTGTAAATGTCAAGTTATATAGAGGACCTGCGACAGGGGCAAACGTAACTGGAAGAACGCTTACTGCACCATTGAAAAGAAGAATTTGGTCAGGTGGGGCTGTAAGACCTGTGCTTGGCCCTTGAGCAGTAATGGTAACTGGGTTGTTTACTTCGATTTCGATTGAATACATTTAGTCACCACTCATTTCTTTAATGTAACGCTTAATAGCTTTCTTTTTGTTCTCAGTATCTTCTGTAGTCTGACCTTCTGACAGCATCTCATTGGGGATGAAGTCAAATGGAGCTACTGGTACTGAGTATCCTTCTTGGTTAAGCATGTATGCAGCTGTAGCTACAAGACCTGTTGACTCGACTGGAATGTAAATACCGTTCTCTGTCAGAACCTTACGGACTTCAGTAATTGCGTATGCTAGCTCAAGAGTCGTAGGTGCAGGTACGAATTCAAAGTCTGCTTCGATGTTATTAATAACGTCTGTAGCATACAGAGTAAACGCAGCGTCTTCGAAGTACAGTTCTGGTTGAGTTTCGATAAGCTGAAGAACACTAATCTTATCACGAGTTAAGGTGTCAAGTACCATACCGAGCGTAATAGAGATAGTTTCGATTTCTAAATCTCTCCACTCACCCTTGCCGAAGATACGATCCAAGGAGGCTTTGATGTGTGAAATTGAAGCCATTGCCAACCTAGGATCAGGAGCTTTCAATTCAATGCCGATATCTTCTTCGTCAAACATGCTTATACGTTTTTAGTTAGGTGGAGAGCTACTTTCTGCAGATCCATCGGTAGGGTTTCAAGTACTTGCTTGAAGTGAGCAGGACCGTGGTCGAACTCATTACCGATATCTGAACCCATCATTGATGAGAAATGACCCTTACCAAGCTTTGCAATTTTCTCAAATGGAACGTCCTTACCGCACAGCTTAACCATCAGTGATGACCGTAGTGAAGCTTCTTTGGTATGGATTGTTTCGTTGTAGAAGTTATAGCCCTTAGTGACTAGACCAGCTTGCTTGTCCATTTCTGAAATTGTATCACAAATGTCACGAACTGTCTCTGGGCGAATTTGATGTGGAAGCTTGTGGATTGCAGTAGCCAGTTTAACGAATGAAGGATTCTTGGTTTCGTAGAAACGATTAGCAAGTGCCTTAACTGCAGCTTCCTTATCCATGTAGCCGTTACCTGAATAACGTACTACGGCTTCGCTAGGCTCAATACCCTTTTCTTTAGCTTCATCATAAAGCTCAGCAGCTTGCTTTGAAAGAGTACCGTTTACACGAAGACCTGAGAGTTCGCCTTCGAAGTAAGCTTGCTTGGTCATGTAGTCGTCAGTAGCGATGGCAGCAGCTGTAGCTGTGCGCTGTGCAGCAGCCTTGACCATACGGTCAGTTAGTGCAGCTACTTCAGTCTGAACGCCATAAGCTTCGACAGCCTTTGCAACTTTATCTAGCGCAAAAACGTCTACGGCCTTGTAAGCGACCTTTTCATGGTACTTCATTTGCAGGGCCGTAGCGATGCAAGAGTCCTTGTTGTCAAGGGGCATTTCTTGCTCTACAGAAGCCTGCTTTACAAATGAAGCGGCTTCCGGCACAAGATCGAGAATTTCTTTAAGTGTGTATGCTAGCATAGTGTTTATATCTTAGTTCGTTACATGCGTTCATTGTCGAGGTTATGCTGTTCTACAAAGAACTTAACCTGTTCGTCACGACTAGCGTCTACTGAAGTTCTAACCTTTTCACGTACTGCTTCTAAAACCTTGTTCGTTGGTTCAAGTTGACCAGCGCGAATATGATTTGCTGTAAGAACATTTAGAGCATGACCTGGAGTAGGCGTATTAGTAAGCGTCTCTAGTTCACTTCTCATGAACCTACGATCATTCGCTCTACCAACAGCTCCTAGGATCCCGCTGAAGGCTCCAGACATACCACCGAAGATACCACCTGCCAACAATGCTTCAGCTGGTACTGAGCCGCCTCTAAATGCCTTAGAAAGGCCAAATGCTGTAGCACCACCTGATACCGCTCCGATGCCTGCTTGCATAAAAGTGTTTTTAAGAACTGATCTGAAATCGTTCTTTGAGAAACCTTGAGGTGTACCTGCGAGAATATGGTTAGCATACATCTGCAGGGCCTTAAGCTGAGTGTCTCGGCCTAGGGACTTAAAAGTCGGGTCGTCAAGAACCTTATATAAATCGATACCTTTACGTTTGTAAAAGTCTAGAAGGTTCATAACAATTTCATTGTCATTCATGGTGTAGGGATCCGTTTTACTCAGATATTTTAAGCGGCTAAAGCTTCTGGTTGTAAGGCTTGAGCCTTGATTTCTAAAGTCTTTTCCATGAGTTTAACGAGGTCATGGGTGAGACAAGGAGTAGTGCTTGGATTGACAGTGAACTTGGTCTTGAGTAAGTCGTTGCTTTCTTCTGCACCTGGAATGAATCTATTCTCGATGAATACAAAGTCCCACTCTCCACTAACTGCGAAACAGCAAATTGCAAGAATGTCAAACTGGCCACGATAAAGCTTTGTAGTCTGAATAGTTCCAACACCTTCAACAGTAACTTCTCTCTTGTCTGTGTTCTTGACAGCTACTGTACCTTGCCAATTCTGTGAGAGAACGTCTTCTTTAACTGAGGAAGTCACTATCGACTTGCTCTCAATTGAGAGAGGTACACCTTTGTACACAACTCTGAAGTCACCCTTGTCTGAATCTCTGTCTTGAATCTTGGTTACGGAAGTTACTCCTGGAATACCCAAGATCTGAGTCTTCAATGCACGTTCAGCGAGATACCCTTGTAGGAATCCACGGAGAGAAGGATTCTCATCGATCATCTCTTGGATGTCGCTCATTGTGAACCCCGAAAGAATAGAAGCTTCGTTCATAGCGTTTTCTTTGTATTTGATTATCATCCGATTCTCTATCACTCAAGATCTTATGTCAACGATTTTAGTGTTAAAAGAATCTGACTCTATTAGAGACGATTTAAGAGGCTTCTAGAGGTCAGGTGCTACTCGGCTACTCACTAGGCCCTCTCAGAGGCTCCTAGAGGCTGTAATCCAATCCAAGAGTATTCTGACCTTGTAAAGAGGAGGAGTTAAACAAGAAGTTTTTGGACGTGTCCAGTTTTGTCCAAAAATGTCCATTTTCTTCGAAACGCTGAAACCCAAGCCCAGCAAGGCTTTGCGGCCAGTGTGTCCAGTTTGTCCAGAAACTTTTTAGAAAACTGGACAGGCTCAAACCCATACTGGATAAGGCTCACAGCGATTTTGTCCAGTTTTTTCGAGGTTTTCAGAAAAACCATACCTCACTTTCTATTAGAAATAAAAAACTAGCAAAACTGTTACCCCACTCTCTTATATATAAATATATTTTTTAAAAGTTCAAATATAAATATATATATAGTACCCCCTGTTTTCTGGACTGTTAGTGGAAACCCTATGTTTTTCTTTTTTGGTAAATTTATTTCTCAAATAGAAAGTGAGGTATGGTTTTTGGAAAAAAGGCCAAAAAACTGGACAATCTCCCGCAAAGCCTTACTGGGCTTAGGTTTCAGCTGTCCAGTTTTTTTTAGAGAAATTGGACAAACTGGACACGCTCCCCGCAAAGCCTTACCCAGTAAGGATCCGAGGTTTTTGACAAATTGGACATTTCTGGACATGTGTCCAGTTTTTGGTATAAGAAGGATAGTAACACCCAGTAGTGCCTTCTCACGACCAAGGAAACTACATGAAATCTAAACATACGTTTGAAGACCAATTGCAGGTAATCAGGGTCGATGGCCACTTTGCGTTAGTCACCATATTTGACGGACTCATCCAAGATGTACTTGGAGATCCTCCGGAAGGTACTACGTTCTTAGAGTGGGAAACTAATAAACACTTCTACCTCTCCAACGCAGCTACATGGTTCAGTCATCTTCCGTTTCTTGGCTACTTCATTTTCGAAGGCAAAGACTATGATTTCGGCCCGCACTCGGAAAATGCACACTTCATAGAAGACTATGGACGAGTAGTAACCGAAGCTTATAACTGGCTCACCTCAGAACTCAAATTACGAGGCTGGTTAGAGTAATCTTGTCGGGGCTACGTGCCCCGTTTTGAATTTTGAAGATAGAAACTGGTATAAGTAAAGTACAGATAACTACAACCTTTTTTAAGGACCAAAGACATGAGCACATATCGTTCGGACTTGTTCAAACCGGTTTTGCTTAAAGACGTTGTTGCAGGTAATCACCGCGTTGAATACCGTATCATCCCTGAGTTGACTAGGACCCCGGATTCTATCGATCTTCCCAACTGGCTCGTGGAACAGATTTTGTACGTTTGGGATTTGGAGTATCAAATCGGTAAGAGTGCAGACAGGGTTAAGGCGATTAAGCTCGTCCGTGAAGTTAAAGGAAACTTGGGGCTCAAAGAATCCAAGGATGTTGTAGACTCAATCCATGAAGTCCATTTGCGTTGTAAAGGACTTGCTGCATAAGTAGGAGAACAAGGCCCACAAAGCCTTGTTTTTTAGCATCAACAAAAACAGATCTTTTGGTATAAGCATCTTACAGGGCACTACCCTACTCCGGAAGCAGCGACCAATCTTTTTAGTCAAGCCTACAGACTAATCAGGAGAGATCGCTATGGGTAAATTCCTAAAGAAGCTCGTCATGGT